AGAGTTGCTAAGAGTGTCGAAGAAGAGATACTACTGGTCAAAAAAGCAATGGCACAGATTGATTCTGCAAGAATAAGGATAAATGAGCAATTAACTCAACAAGAAATAAAACTTAAAGCACTATATGAAGGTATCGGATCAGCTATAGAAAACGGGATAGTAAGTGCTATTGATGGTGCGATCCAGGGAACAAGGACTTTAGGAGATGTAGCTCGTAGTGTATTTGGTGAAATATCTAGACAACTAATTAGTTTTGGCGTAAATTCCCTATTAACAGGTTTATTTCCTGGTTCTAGCTTTTTTAGAGCCAATGGTGGTCCTGTAAGTACTGGTAAGAGTTATATGGTTGGAGAGCGTGGCCCAGAAATGTTTACCCCCAATGCAGGTGGCCGTATAACTTCAAATGATAATTTAAGTGGAGGACCAACAAATATAGTTGTAAATGTAGATGCTTCTGGTTCTTCTGTTGAAGGTGACGAAGATCAAAGTAGACAGCTTGGTCAACTAATGGCAACTGCTATACAATCAGAATTAATTAAGCAACAAAGACCTGGAGGTTTACTTTCATAATGGCTGAAACTTTTCCTTCGATAAAACCTATATACGGTCAACAAAAAAGATCCGCACCAAATACTAGAACTATAGTTTTTGCTGATGGATTTGAGCATAGATTATTGTTTGGCCTCGCACAAAATCAAAATCCAAAAGTTTTTAATTTTACTTTTAATGTTTCTGAAAGTGAAGCAGATACTATAGAGACTTTTTTAGATGCAAGAGCAAATGATAGTGACCATTTTAATTTTACTCCTCCTGGGGAAACTGCTCCCTTAAAATTTGTTTGTCAAAACTGGTCAAAATCTATACCATTTAACAATAGAGCAACAATTCAAGCAACATTTAGAGAGGTATTTGAACCATGAGCACTGCTCCTATTATCAGCGATTTACAAAAAGTAAATCCCTCTGCAATTATTGAATTATTTACGTTGCAAACAGTAGCCGCTATACACGGTTCTTCACAGATTTATAGATTTCATAATGGTAGTAATTTAAATGATAGTGGGGATGTTATCTGGGCTGGTAATCAATATTTAAAAATGCCAATACAAGCAGAAGGTTTTGCTTTTCAAAAAGGTCAATTACCTAGACCTACTCTGACTATTAGTAATGCTTTAGGAACTATTACAGCTATTCTTTTAAATGTAAATCAGGTAACAACAGGTAATGATTTAACAGGAGCCACACTTACTAGAATAAGGACTATGGCTAGATTTCTTGACGCTGTTAATTTTCCTGGAGGTACAAATCCACTTGGAACACCAGATCCTACAGCAGAATTTCCACAAGAAGTATATAAAATTGATAGAAAATCAGCAGAAAATAGAGAGGTTGTTCAATTTGAACTAGCTGCTCCTACTGATCTTGCTGGAATAAGAATCCCAGGTAGACAATGCACTAGAACTGAGTTTCCTTCTATTGGTACGTTTATTGTATGACTTGGAAATATAAAGCACTACTTCATGCTAAACGTGAAGACCCAAAAGAATCTTGTGGTTTGTTGTTAAATGTAAAAGGAAAAGAAAAATATTATCCTTGTCGTAATTTATCTATGACAGATCATCAATGTTTCATAATTGATCCAGAAGATTATATAAAAGCAGATAATACAGGTGAGATTACTGCTGTTGTTCATAGTCATCCGATAACACCTCCAGTAGGTAGTCAGGCAGATCAAATTGGTTGTGAACAAAGCAAACTTCCGTGGCATATTGTTAATCCTAAAACAGAGCAGTGGGGGTATTTAGAACCTTGTGGGTATAAACCACCTTTATTAGGTAGACCGTGGGTCTGGGGTGTTACTGATTGCTGGAGTTTAGTAAGAGATTGGTATAAAGAAGAGAAGAATATTGAATTAAGAGATTGGACTAGACCTACAACCCCAGAAGAATTTGCAAATAGTCCTTTATTTGAAAGCTGTGCTTGGAGAACAGGTTTTAGAGAACTTAGACCCGAAGAACCTTTAGAAGCTGGAGATGTTTTATTAATGAGTATTTTAGGAGATGGTTTAAATCATGTAGCTATTTTTTTAGGAGATAATGTTTTACATCATTTAACCGATAGACTATCTTGTAAAGAACCATATTCACAATGGTTGTTAAAATGTACAGGAAAGAGGTATCGCTATGCTTCGTAAAATAAAACTATATGGTGAACTTGCAGAGTTTGTAGGACATAAAGAATTTGAAATAGAAGCTAATACTTTACCTAAAGCAATAAGTTTTCTTGTTAATAATTTTCCTCAAATAGAAAAATATATGAATCCAAAATATTATCAGGTAAAAATTGGTAATTACATATTAGACAAAAATGAAATACATGACCCAATAGGACAGGAAGATATACATATAGTTCCTATGATTGCTGGTGCTGGTAGAGGTGTTGGAAAAATATTATTGGGTGCTGCTCTAATTGCAGGTGCTTTTATATTTACACCTTTAAGCACTGGATCGTTTTTTAGTCCTATTGTCGCACCAGGGTCTTTTGCAGCAGCCATGCCCATAACAAAAGCAGCATTAGCATTGGGTGGTGCTCTTGTCTTATCAGGTGTAAGTGATATGTTGTTTCCAATGCCAAAGTTAAAAGAGTTTAAAAGTGAAGAAGACCCTAGATTGTCATTTAATTTTTCTGGAGCACAAAATACTAGCAGAGCAGGAACTAGCGTTCCTTTGGTTTTTGGAACTATGGTGACTGGCTCAGTGGTTATTAGTGGAGCCGTTGACACTCAGCAGGTACAAGCATGACAGACGCTCCAAAAAATATACAAGGTGCTGGCGGTGGCGGTGGTGGCGGTGGTGGTGGTGGTGCTCCCCCACCTCCCCCTGCTCCGACCAGAACTCCTGATACTTTACATAGTAGGCAATTTGCTACTTTTCTTGATCTTATATCCGAAGGTGAGATAGAAGGTTTTGAAACACCTTCAAAAGAAGGTCATTCTAAAGGGTCTGGAAATTATAATCAGGCTGCTCTTAAAGACGTATTTTTAAATGATACTCCTATTTTAAGATCACAAGCCAATTCTGTTTCTCCTTCAACAAATGATTTTAACTTTCAAGATGTAAGGTTTAGACCTCGTTTTGGCACTGCTAATCAAACAAAAATAAATGGAATATTAAGTAGTTCTTCAATACAAGCTGTAAATGTAAAAGTTACAGCCAGTACTCCTGTAACACGGCAAATAACTAATACAAATGTTGACGCTGTAAATATTACAATCACTCTTCCTCAAATGCAGGAAGCAAAAGAAAATGGAGATTTATTAGGATCTTCTGTATCTTTACAAATACAAGTTCAATATAACGGAGGTGGTTTTAGTGCTGTAATTAATGACACTATTACAGGTAGAACTGCTGATGCGTACCAAAGAGACTACAGAGTCAATCTCACAGGTGCATTTCCTGTGGATATAAGAGTTAAAAGAATTACAGCAGATAGCACAAGTTCTAGTTTAATTAATGCTTTTAATTGGACAAGCTACGGTGAGATTATAGATGATGCTTCTACTTATGCTAACAGTGCTTATACTTCTCTTCGATTGGACTCAATGCAGTTTCAATCAGTACCAACAAGAAAGTTTCGTGTAAGAGGAATAAAAATAAGAATACCAGGTGCAGGTGCTAATAACTCAGGTACACCAATTGTTGATCCTAATACAGGTCGCATATCTTATCCAAGTAATTATATTTTTAATGGCGTTATGGGTGCTGCTCAATGGTGTGCGTGTCCAGCGATGGTGCTTCTTGATCTATTAACCGATACAAGATATGGATTAGGTAATCATATTGGAGATAGTTCCATTGATTTATTTTCTTTTGTAACAGCTAGTAAATTTGCAAATACTTTGGTATCAGATGGATTTGGAGGCCAGGAAGCTAGATTTAGTTGTAATGTAAACATTCAAGCAGCAAGTGAAGCTTTTGATATTATCAATGAGTTAGCTGGAACAATGAGGTGTATGCCAATATGGTCAGCAGGTACTTTATCTCTAGCTCAAGATAGTCCGAAAGACGCAAGCTATTTGTTTACTTTGGCAAATGTTACTCCAGAAGGTTTTAGTTACTCAGGAAGTAGTTTAAAAACAAGGCATACAGTAATTTCTGTGTCTTATTTTAATATGGATACTAGAGAAATAGACTTTGAAGTTGTAGAAGATGCTGCTGCAATAGCTAAATTTGGAGTAATTATAAAACAGGTAAAAGCATTTGCTTGTACTTCAAGAGGACAGGCTGCTCGGCTTGGTAGAGCAGTTCTTTTTACCGAGCAAAATGAAAGTGAGATTGTTGCATTTGCAACTTCTATAGATTCTGGTGTTGTTGTAAGACCTGGTGCTGTTATAGAAATAGCTGATCCTGTCCGTTCTGGCCTTAGAAGAGGAGGGAGAATTAAATCGGCAACTGCAAGTATTGTGACAGTAGATAGTGAAACAGGTAGTGATTTAGATTTAACAAATAATGCAAAACTTTCTGTAATACTGCCTGATGGCACTACTGAAACAAGAGTAGTAAGTGGAGGAAATGCGGGTGGA